TAGATATGGTTTTACCGGATTAGAGTGGGGCATAATAAGCTGTATGAAATTCAAGGAACTTTTTAATCCTGATGCAGCAAACTATTGTGGCTATTATGACAGCATTTCAAAAAAGGAATGGACATGGAGAGACATATTAAAAAGGCATTCAAAATAGTTGAGCCTTTATCACATGCAACTATTCCACCAAAAAGATTTATACCGGAACCACCACCTAACCCTATAGAACCTGTTGGATGGTGGGAAGGTTGCTGGCTTAATCCTTGGAAGAAAAAGGATGTATACGATTTATCAAGTATTAGACAATATGATATAATAGAATAACCTCCGGTAGCTCAATGGCAGAGCAAACTCCTTATAAGGGTGAGATCCTGGTTCGATTCCAGGTCGGAGGACCATGGGGGAGTGAAGGGAAGTGGTATACCTACTTGGCTCAAACCCAAGTGTTTGCTGGTTCGAATCCAGTCTCCCCTACCATGAGTTTATAAAGGGTGCCGTAGGAAAGAGATACTTCGATATTTTGCCAAAACCAAAAATGATCAAAAGACTCTTTTCGAATTTTGCCCCTTTTCTTTTACAGGTTTACAAATAGTTTTCCATGTGGTATGATCTTCACATGGTCATATGCATTATTAGAAACCTTAAAGCATAACCTAGGGAAAGAAGATAGAGGTATATATAACTGAAGCTTAAAGCCTGTCTTCCTTCCTGCAACTGCTAAAGGAGGATGCTATGCCAATACGTGGTGACTGGATACCTGGAATGGAGATAGAATTACCAAAGAAGAAAAAAGATTTACCTGTACAAAAAGAGTTTGAATATAATCCTGTGAGATCTTTTAGAGATGGAAATCCATACACTATGGCTTTCTGTTATCCTCATCCACTCTATCATAGACCCTTTGTTGTGAAAGGTGGATTTAAGGATTGTAATGAATACCTAAAAACTTTGGATTATCCTATCTTTGTGCATCTTGTTTTCTATTATAAAGGATCTACAAGAAGGATCTTCAAATTCTATCAGCTTGATAGTAATCTTGCTCTAAATGAGCAGGTTTCTTTCCCACCAAAGAAAAAGGGAAAAAGATTGTGGGAACTCTACTTAAGAGGAAGTGGTTTAGGTGTAAGAACTAAAACATTAGCAACCTTCAAAAGAGTTCCTAGAAGATGGATCAGAGAACTTAACCTTTATGTAAAAGCAGAAAGGAGAAGGTTTCATGATGTCTGAAGTGTATCTCATTCAAGAGCACATAAAAGACATGGAAATAAAAAAGGCTGATCTAATTAATAAAAACATTTGTGTGACATGCTTTGAGTTAGCAAAGGATTTTAGAGATGATGTTAGTTATATAGATTTCCTTTATTACTCAGGGGAATGTCAAAAATGTCAAGACAAATAGTGGGATGGTGGAGTCAGGCTTAACACACCTGTCTGGAAAGCAGGTGATCATCTTTACAGGTGGTCCATGGGTTCAAATCCCATTCCCACTGCCATGCCAGCATAGTATAATGGCATTACAACTGACTTGTAATCAGTAGATGAGGGTTCGATTCCTTCTGCTGGCTCCAACTAAGAAAGGAAAGAGATGCTACAATATGCAAAAAGGAGATGGAAAAGGATTACCCTTTTCCTTTTTTTGTTTCTATTTTTGCCTATAGGCATCGGCATCTATTTCTCTATGGATTCTGGTCACTCATTAAAAGTTGTTAGTAAATTACAAACAAATACACTACAGCAACAACCAAAAAACAAAATAGAAGAGATAGAAAAAAATGATAAAAACATTAAAGAACAACTATCACAACTTACAGAGAATGTAGTTAAAGACACAAAATCACTTATAGATATGGCATCGGAACAGGCAACCGATTTATTTAAAAATGAACCTAAGAAAGAACCTGAGACTTCTATAAATAATACTGAGACTAATGAGAAAAAAAAGAAGGACAGTTCATCAGGAATATTTGATTACTGGTGGTCTGTCCTTATTGTTATTTGGTTCATTAGTAGAATTTTCTCTAAATAGGAGTTAAAAATGGAAGAGCAAGAAGATTATAAACAATATCTGGAGTCAGATTTTCCATTGCTTGAAAAGTTCAGAGAAATTGCACCTGGAAGTTTCAAGCATAGCCAAAATGTAGCAGACATGTGTGAACTGATTGCCAAGGAACTTAACCTGGATGGAAATCTGATGAAGGTTGCTGGTCTATATCATGATGTTGGGAAAATGATTAATCCACAAATGTTCACAGAGAACCAGGATGAAAAGAATCCCCACGATAAGCTTGAACCAAACATAAGCTATCAAATTATATCAAGACATATAGGTGATAGTGTATTAATCCTTTTTAATTATGATTTTCCTGTTGAAATTATAAAGATGATTTCACAACACCATGGAAATACCGTAATTAGATATTTTTATGATAGATCAAAATCGAAAATTGAAGATAACTATAGATACAAATGTAAACAACCTGAAACCGATGAAGCTGCAATTCTAATGATAGTTGACTCTGTAGAAGCAACAGCTAGATCTCTCTCTACAGTTAATGGCAAGATGGAAAGTCCTGATAAGAGACATGCTGTTGTTGATAATATTATCATGAGACTAGAGGAAGATGGTCAGTTAGATAATATTAAAGTTGGTGTTCTTAAAGTGATCAGAAAAGTCCTCTATAGAGAATTAGATTCTCTCTATCATAGAAGAGTTGCTTATCCTGAAGAAGAACAGGAAGAATAATGGATTATTTTACTTCTGACTGGCACATAGGTCATGAAAGACTAGTGCTTAAATATTGTAATCGGCCTTTCCGTACTGTCAGAGAGCATGATAAAGAGCTTCCTAAAATAGCAAACTCTATTCTCACTGAAGATGATACTCTATACATGCTTGGTGACCTTACTCTTGCTGGTCATGACTATTTAAACCTCTTCACCAAACTAATTAGCAATATTAAATGTGGAAAGATGGTTTTCATCTGGGGAAACCATGATCAATTTTCCTGGAGAAACTATCTTAAAATGGGATTCGATAGCATTCACTCCGAACTCTACCTGCCTGAACATAATCTATACCTCACTCATGATCCTGCCAATTCAATCAAAGACATGTCAAAACTCTGGCTTTGTGGACATGTCCATCAAAGATGGAAACAAATTTCAAACACTATTAATGTTGGTGTTGATGTTTGGGATTTCAAACCTGTCTCCATTCAAGAAATAAACGAACTCAGATTAAATTTCTAAACAGGGTTTACAAATACCAAATTTTTTGGTATAATTAGAATATATAAGGAAATATTCATCTAAAGGAGATGAAATGACCAGACAGAAGACCCTAACTATCGGAAATGACAAGGTTTTAGTGAAGGTCAGATCCAAATCCTATGTGGGGAACCATGTTGGTTTCAGGGCATGGGTAACTAACCCAAAAAAGAATCACGTTATAGAATATAATCATATCAATAGCTTAACTGCTGATGAAGCTATTGAGAAGGCTATAAACTTCTATAAAAAAGAGGATATTTCCAAATGAGACTTGAAAATTTTTTAAATGAAGAAATATCAAAGGAAGAATCAGATAGATTCAAGGCCAAGTGGAGAAATGAAGTAAGCAAATATGGTGCCACTCTTAAGGGATCTGAGCATTTTGATAAAGACAGGCTCAATGATCCTAGAAATAAACCACCGATTACAACTGAAGAGCTAGATTGGCTTTTAAATGCTTGGTTTAACAAGCATTCTGATCAATTCAAAAAAGATGTTGAAGATGTCAAGAAGAATATAGCTAGACCTAGAGGTATCAACAAAAAACGAATACCTCATAATAATCTTGAATGGACTATTTCAGGAAGTGTTAAAGATAGAAATAAAGTCCATATAGTTCTAGCACTAAGACAACTGAAAGATCAACAAGGGAAAGGCACTAAGGGTACGGCAATATTAGTAATTCAGAGTGTCATTAGAACCCCAAATAAAAAAGTCACAATGGGTGAATATTTTGATGTTGGAACCTATGAAATGAAATAAATATTTCTATACTAGGTTTACAAATCCTTCAGACTATGTTATAATGAAGTTAAGAATGGAGGATGAAATGATCACAAGATTAGAGAGGAAAGCAATCAAGACAATCCTGGAGAGTGAATATCACGATAGCAGCAATCCAGCAGATAATGTTGAGAGTGATACTTGGGTAGATTGTCTCTGGGAACTGGAGAAAGAGGGCTTACGAAAGTCCGGTGTTATGGGAAGTCTCCAGAAAAAAGGCTTCATTGTAACAGATGGTGAAGTTGTGAGAGTAACCAAAAAAGGTTTCGATGCATACCAAGAATGGATGAAAGTTCATAAGGATGCTGCTGAGTTTTTTGTGGGCTTAGAAAAAGGAGAAAAATAATGAAACATCATGGTGTTTTCTTTCCCAAAGATGATAATCATGATGGTGTAAAAGCCATGGCAGTTTATGTGGCTACTCTGGAAAAAGAAAATGTTGCCTATCTAATCGAAGATCTTGGTCATGGTTGGATAGTTGAAGCAACTGGTTACTAAGGAGGAAAAAATGAATAATCCTGATGGTCCAGCAACTAAAAGGCAATTGTGGGCTTTGTTCTGCATTACCAAAGAGGACTGGAGGGGTAAAGGTCTCACCAAAGCTGAAGCTTCAGATCTGATCAAAAAGCTTGGTGACAAAAAACATACCAAAAAGACTTCCAAGAAAAATTCTTATGTAGAGATTTATGAAAAAGCTTTTGCTGCTGGTCTTGCTGCTCTTAAAGCTGCAACACCTGTTCCAATGGTTGTACAGCAACATGCAGACATGATGAATGATCATTCTCCAGTGGTGAAGGAATGGTTTGTGGCTGATGGTGCTTGTGGGTTTGCATGGGTAAATGTCAAGTGTAAGGGTGAAGGTCTCAAGTTCATAAATGCCATGAAAAAACATGCTTCAGATAGGTGGAGAAAAGACGGTTACTATGGTGGTTATACCTTCTGGGTACGTGAAGGCAATCAGTCTATTCAGAGGAAAGAAGCTTTTGCTGCTGCCTTTGCTGATGTCCTGAGAGAAAATGGAATTAATGCTTACTGGAGTAGCAGGTTAGACTAATGAAGACTGTAAAAGAAATAGAAAAAGAAATAAGCAAATTAGAACGTGAGTACTATCAGGGAAGATGGGCTTATTCAGACTATATTAGAAACAGGCATGAACTAGCCATGAAGATTTACAAACTAACTGCACCTGATAAAGCATACTGTCATATTTGTGGTGAGTGTAAAACTAAAGGATGTGAACACTATGAAAAAAATTAAACTGCTCAAATTAGGTGAGCCTGGAAGTGGAGTTTACTGTACTCTGGATTTCAGGTTCAGGATTTCAAGGAAGCATGGTCTTCCTGCTACATGGTGGTTGATTGAGGATATGGCAGGAAAGCTTCCAGAAGCTTTTAGATCAGCAGATACACTAACTGAAGCAAAAGAGAATATAGCTGATTGGCTGGAGGATGAAAATGTGGAGTAAAGATTTTTGCCATGCAGTTATTGATGCCAGTCTCTACTGGACCGGAGAAGATGAAGCTAATTGTCCTGCTCTAAAATATCTCCGTACAATGGCAGGATATTATCTCTGGGAGCAAGCTGGAAGACCGTTTCCTGGTCTAACTTGTGAACGGCAACAAATTAAAGATGCAGAGAGGTTTTTACAAGCATGAAAAAGCTTAGAGAAGATCTTCAAGCTGTAACTGATCTCTGTCTGGAAGATTATAATCTACCTTCATTTCCAGTGAAAATTAAATCTGTCCAAAGGGGTAGATGCAATCGAAAAAGTATAACTTTGCCCTCTTACTTGGCATATCATCATGAAGCATATCAAATATATTATGCAGTACATGAAGCTACACATAAAATTACTGGTTGTGGACATGGAAGACATTTCAAACACATTGAAGATCTGCTTCTAGAAAAATTTGGAATTAAGATTGAGAGGAAAAAAACTTATCCTGGAAGTATATGGCTTGATGGTAGATTGATTATTGAGAATGATACATATACGGCACAAGGTCAAAAGGAAATAGGGAAATTACCAAAATAGGTTTACAAATATTTAATCCTATGATAGAATGGATATACTATGAAACAATATCTATGTAAGGATCATGAAGGAAAATTTTTTATTATCGAAGCACCATCACCGGAAGATGCTAGAGATGCTGCTGTTCTTGATGGTGGTGAAGTAGTACAGGATCTAAACCCAGAATCAGAAGTTGATGAACTAATAAGAGGTACTAAAGATCTTATAGACTCAACTATGAAAGACTTCTTCAGCTTGCCAGAAGTTAGGTATGCTGCAAGACAAGTGGGTTTAAAGTATAGGAGAAAAAAATGATATTCGATGGTCTGAAATTTCGGAGAACAAATAAGGTTGTAACTCTTCCACATGCTCTCTGGGAAAAGAAGGGTGATACAAGATATGTTGTATTTGGCAGAGTAGCAAAAGATCCTAATGATCCAAAAGCTGTTGCAACCAATTGGTATCGGAGGATTGATATTGGAACTAGGGTAATTGTTAAAGCCATACCTATTAAATCGGATGGTCACAGCAGAACTAACATGATGTACGGAAAAGATGGTTATACCTATCTTTTCATAAAAGGCCAAGTCTACATAAGGAAAACATAATGAAATGGAATGAGAGAATAGTAAGAGTTGAGATTAGAAATGGTGAGGGGAAAGTAACTGAATGTCCCAAAGATGTAACTGTGCTTATTGTTAACCATGATAAGCAAATTAATGATATTGATTTTGGAACAAGCAGTGAGTATGATCCTCCTAACCCTCCAGGCATAGATGATGGAGTAGATGAATAGGAGTCAAAAAATGAATTGCAATATATTACGATGTTCGGAAAATAAAGATGGAAAGTGTAATGCTCCACAATGGTTTATTGATGAATGGAAGCTGAAAGCAAAGTGGTGTCCATTGGGAAAGGAAATAAAATGAACATCATAGACTTGCTTAAAGACTACGATAAGAAATATGCTGAAGGGAAACCTGAAGTCTCTGATACAGAATATGATAAGCTTAGGGAGACTGCACAAGAACTCCATCCTGAAGATCCCTACTTCCAAAGTGTTGGTGCTCCTGCCCCCAGAGATAAAGCCAAACTTCCATTTGTCCTTGGAAGTCTCAACAAAGTAAAAATTGATTCAGTCTATGATTGGTTTAAAAGCAAAGGCAAACATCACTATATTGCTTCAGATAAAGTTGATGGTGCAAGCTTTATGGTTATCTATAAAAATGGAAAACCTATTGCTGGTTATACTAGGGGAGATGGAGAATTTGGAAAAGACATTTCTGATAAAGTAAAACTCTTTTGTCCTGAAATTTCAGACAAAGGATATTGGGTATTCAGGGGAGAAGCAGTTCTACAAGATCCATCAAGATTTGGATATAAAAATAGAAGAAATGGTGCTGCTGGTCTTCTGAATAAAGATGATGCAAGCAACTGCCAATATTTACGTCCTTGGTTTTATGAAATAATAGAATACAAACCTGTTTCTTCATTGACAGATAGATATGTTGAAAACAATAAACTTAATCTCGATTCAGAACCCTCAAGATGGGAAATTTTAGAAGAACTCTTTCCGGTTAACACTCCTAGAAACTGGACTATAGATTATCCTGTCAAAGAAATAATTGAAGAAAGACTAGTTGCTCTCCTAAAACATTCCAGGGAAAATAATGAGCTATATGATGTTGATGGTCTTGTGATTGCAGTTAATGAATCTGATAGAGAGAATGTAATGTATCCTGGAAATAAAGTAGCTTTCAAAGTCAATCTAGATGCAGTTCCAACAGTTGTCACTGGTATTGATTGGAAGGTTACAAGGACCGGATTAGTCTGTGCTACTCTTGAAGTTGCACCTACAGAGATCCAGGGTGTAACAGTAACTAGAGTAGGTGCTGGTATCAATTGGAAGATCATGCAAGAACAAGGCATGGGGATTGGTGCTGAGATCGGTATAGTTAGATCAGGTGATGTAATCCCTTATGTGGAGGAAGTTTACACACCTTCAGATAATTTCGATATTGGATATTGTCCTAGCTGTGGACATCCAGTAGTTGAAAGTGGTGTATGGTTAGCTTGTCCTAATCCTGAGTGTGAAAGAAAGAAACTCTGGGAAATGGAATATTGGCTTATCTCTCTTGGTGCTGAAAATCTAACTATCGTTACACTTGAAAGAATTTTTGATTCTCTCAATCTAGAACCATCCATCCAGGCTCTATATGATCTTACTCTTGAAGATCTTCTGGAGGTTGAAGGCTTTGGTATAAAGAGAGCAACACAAGTATATAATGAGATCCAGGGAACTCTTCATACAACACATGAGAAGCTTCTTACTGCTTTCGGTATTCCCAATGTAGCTAAAGAAACTGCAACTGAATTAATCAGACATTTCAGATCAGTTCATGGTGTTCTCACTGCTCCATACACTGAACTAGTTGAAGTAGAAGGTATTGGAGATATAGTTGCAAATAATATCAGGGAAGAGCAAAACAGATGTGTGAGAGTCTTCCTGGAGTTAAGAGAGAAGGGGCTTGAACTAGAAGAGAAGAAAGTTGGTTCTCTCACTGGTAAAATGTTTGCAATCACTGGCAAGCTTCCAATGAATAGAGATACAGTTGTAAGAATGATTGAAGCTAAAGGTGGAACCTGGAAGAATGCTGTAACCAAAAGAACAGACTATCTAATAACTGACAATCCTAGTTCAGGTTCCGGTAAAAATAAGAAGGCACAATCTTATGGAACCAAATTAATTACCTTTGATCAATTTCAGGAGATGATCAATGCCTAAACATGAGATCGTTTTAGTTTTACTTGCACTAGTAGGTATATTAAGTTTTCCCATAGCTCTATTTACTGAAGTAGGTGAGATATTTCTTTATGGATATCCATTGTGTTTTCCATTTATGCTTTATATAATGTTCTGGAACAAAAGGAGAAGTCGTGTCTAACCTTCAATCTGTTTGTGCTAAATGCAATACACCGATTACTATTGCAATTACATCCATTACAATAAATCCAGATGGATGGATAGAGATCAAACTAATTTGTTTTGGATGTGGCAGGAAATTCTATAAGGGAATTGGAATAGAACAATTCGAAGTAACAGAAGAGGAATAATAAATGAAGTGGTATCGTTTATTGATAGAATTTTTTATATGGGTAATTATATCAGGTTCGATATGGGAGTTAATATATAACTCTTTTATCAAGGGAACCAAAATGTATCTCTCAGCAATCATACTGGAATTTATGTTCTTCTGGTTTGGTGCTTTTGTCTGGGTAGATGTTTTAAATAGAAGACCTCATATTTTAAAATTGCTTAAAAGAGAGGGAAAAGAAAAATGAAACTATTTTATTGTACAGAATGCTATAGTTTAATTCAAGTTAGAGTTAGTCACATTTATAATTGCCTTTGCAAAAAACATGCTGGCAAATATCTTAATGATAATTTAACAGCAGTTTTTACTAAAGGTACAATAATTGTGGGCATAGACAACAACTCATTCTATCCAGCAGTTGATAGATATAAGATACATAATCCAGAAGGAGAAAAACCATATCCAACAAGAATAGATTTTTTCTTTGTTGGATGGATTCCTACTATCCCTGGAGAAGTAATCTTTGTGGATACTGTAGATGATGTTGTGAATTTCCCTATGGACTATGATGCTGGCAATGAGCATTCAACAATGCCAAACTCTCAGCCAAAATGCAATAAACTAGTTTGTTATTGTGATAACAAAGGTGTATGTAAGAACCAGAAGGAATGGGATAAGTAAATGAGATTCGAAAAGGGAGATAGAGTAATAAGAATACTTCCACCATCTGAAAACTGGTGGGCATTCATTGCTGAAGGTTATGTTGTAGCTGCATCCCCAACAGAAGTTGTTTGTCAAATTTTTGTTGATGTTCCAAGACGTATGACCTTTAAGCAATCAAATGGGATATGTCTAAATGGAACTGGTAGTTTTATTATTCATATGAGGTTATATAAACACTTCATGGAGAATGAAAATGAGAAGAGGACATGAGAAACCTTCAGCAAAAGAATTGAGACATATTCCAGAACCCACTTTCGTCTATGACATAGGGGAGAGGGTTCAGTATGGTGCATGGGATTATTGTGAGATTCTTGAAGTCTGGGAAGGTGGAAAATATTATAGGTGCTATATAGAAACAGCAAATATCGTATATGGAAAATATGAAGGTCAAAAACAAGATGAGGTTTACCTTACATGGACTGAAGTAAAACCCTATAGGTCTCCAGAAGAAATTGATAAGATAGAGAGACTAGAAGAAGATGATGATATACGTTTTAATTATTCTCAAAGACAGCTAGACTCTATTTTATATTTACTTTATAGAGAGACAGGTCTTGATCTTAATCCAGATTATCAAAGAGGAAATGTTTGGAGTTTACAACAGAAACAATCTCTGATAGAATCTATATTTAAGAATATAGATATAGGAAAGTTTACCATTATCAGAAGACGGTTTAAAGAAGATCTAGAGCACTACTATGAAGTGCTTGATGGTAAGCAAAGAATCATTGCACTCAGTGAATATTTTGAAGGTAGATTTACATATAGGGGAAAAAGATTTCAAGATCTTCATCCCTATGATCAGCATCACTTTAAAGGATATGCTATTTCTTATGCTGAGATAGAGCCATTAACAAACGAACAGAAATACAGATACTTCTTGAAGCTTAATACAACTGGTCAACCTCATGACCCATCTCACCTTAATAAGGTTAAAGAGATGTGGGAGAAGGAAAAGAAATGAAAAAGCAATATGTAGCAATGGCAGGGTTAAAGGGATATCTACCTAACTACAGTGACATATTTGATACGAAAGAAGATGCTGTAGATGCCTTGCTTGATCTTCATGAGATAGACCATTGTTCTGAGGTAGCAGATCACTTAACAGAATTTGGTTACAGTGATTTAAATCTAGAAGTCAATGGAAATGAATATGCAGAAATTGTAGAATTAGAAATGGAGGGATAAATGGGATATCCAATACCAAAACTAACAAGAAGCAACCAACATAAATTTTTTGGTGATAATGTAAAACATTGTGATCTATTCTCATATTCAGATGCATTCCTTCTAAAGGATGTAGGAGATCTTGCAAAAAAACATGGTTACTGGATTGACTACTGCAAGCCTGGAACACAAGAATATAAAATGCATGGTAGTCAGGTTTGCTATGCATATGAGATTGAAAGGGCAGCAGAAGAGATGGAAAAAAACAGTTGGGATACAAAAGCACTTCCAGAAAAATGGGAAGAGTTCAGAACAAAGATAGGTGATTTGGTCCTCCAGTTCGAAGCAAAGAAAGAGCAAGCTGCAAAAATCAGGGATGATCTTAGAAGTATTGCAGGGGAGATAGAAGATATTGTAGATTCATTTGATGATGGTGTTGAGGGACTTGAGGATGCACTAGAACAATTTAAACATGCTCTAGATGATATGAGCAGGTATGTATGAAAGGATTAAAATGAATTTACTAACTTTGATAATAATTATAATACTTGCAAAAATGAATCATGGATTCCCTTGGTATATCTGGCTTGTAATTGGTTTTTGTTGGATTATTGATGCTTATGAAGATGCTGCTGTTTATAATGGCATTAATCATGTCAATCAAAATATTAGAGTCCTTGGCAATTGGCTAGGGAATAAATTAAGTAATGAGCAAGAAGAGGAAGAAGAAAACATTAAGGAGTAGTACTAATGGACAATACAAAAAAGACAAAAACCTGGAAAGTGATTTTAGCATTTCTTCTAATAATTGCTTCTGTATCATTCATGTGCATTGGAATTAATAATCTCATATTCGTATCACCACAAGACAGAATAATTGTGACTGAGTTTGGCAGATTCATTGGGGAGAATCGTGGAGAGATATATATCATAAAAACTGATATTGAAGATATCTTTAAAGACCTTATTGCACAATCTGATATAAACAAAGAAGTTTTTATTTACTTTGATAATGCAAACAAAATGCAAGTTATAGTAAATAGAGGAATTTATAATTTGCTTGAAGCACAAACAGATAAAATATATGAACTAGAAGAAAGGGTAGATGTTCTTGAAAGAAGACATCTTGAGTTATTAAGGGCAATCTGTATCTTACAGAAGAAACATTGGAAGGAGTAAAACATGAAAAAATTTCTGGTAAGTCTGATATTGTGTTTGGCAGTTACAGTCTTCTTAAAAGACGGTAACGTAATAAAGGCACCTTGGATCTTTATTGCTAAAGATGGTGTTTATCTCATGACAGATAAGCAAGCACAGTCAGGTACAGATAATATTCTTGAAGGTGCTACAAGAATTGTCAAGGAAAAAACTTCTGAAGCAAAAGAGATCCAGCAGCATATAAAAGTTGCACCAAAGCTTTGGTCTCATTGGATACCAAAGGAACACATCAAATATATTTACAGGGGAGATTAATATGTCAGTGCAAATATTGTTAATTGGAATTATGGTTCTGCTTTTTATAGGGCTGATCACTGTTCTTATTTCTCTACATAAAATAGGATATACTTTAAATGTGATTTTACAAGTTGTATCTATAGGAATACAAAGATCAGGTCTAGTCCGTACACCTGAACAAGTAAGGGCAGATGCAGAAGCAGCAGAGGAAGAGGAAATTCCTTTTCATGAAATTCCAGAGGAATAAAAAATGGAAATACATTTTGTTTTTAAAGCATGGCATTTCTGGTTGCTAGTAATAATAATGTTCCTCCAACTTGTTATTACCAGCAGGATGGATGATAACCTTAAAAGGATAGCTGATAAGCTAACCGGAAAAGAAAAGGAGAAGACAGAATGAAAAGATTAATTTGTTTGGTATTAGTACTGTTGGTTGTAGGTTGGATTGCTCCAGTAATGGCAGCAGATCAAATCGGTCTTGGTGGTATTTGGATTAAGGGAGCACATAGTGACTCCGGTAAATTTGCCATGGAGAATGAGGGTGACAATGGATGGGGCATTAATGCCTTCTATGACAAAGACATGGGATGGATAAAGAAAGTCAGTGAAGACCATGCCTTTGGATTAGATCCTGGAATGGATTACAAATATCTCCGATGGACAAAAAGCTATAATAAAGAGAGAACCTTGCAATACAGAGGGGTAATTTGTAAGGCATGTCAAGACTATCCTGTTACTACCATAAAAGAACAATACAGGGAAAATGAGAAAGTCAATTCTCAGATTCTTTCCGGTACTGTGAAACCATTCTGGCAATATAAAGACTTCAGACTCTTTGGTATAGGTGGTGTTGGTATTGAGGTCGAAGAAAGTGATAATGCAAACCTTGCTGTTACTTATGGTGCAGGTCTTCAATACTACCTCTCCAAACATCTTGGTCTTACAGTGTCAGCACAGGAAGTCTACTCAAATCCTACTGGTAATTTTAAAAGATGGGATTTGGTTGTGGCCAATGTGCTTTATAGGTTCTAAGATGAAAAGTATCCTATTAGCAGAATTATTGAGAGAGGTCGAACTTCTGGAAAGGTGGGTCTCCGAAACCAAAAGTGGTGGATGGAGTACCCACCTTGTTCAACCCATGGAAGAAAGGATCAAAGAACTTAAAGTTCTACTCTTTGATATGGGGCTAGGAAGATGAAAAATGCTTTAATTATAATTGGAAAGGTATTACTAGCAGGTCTGGTTCTTGCTGGTGCTGTTATTGCTATTGTAGGTCTTCTTACACCTACACAAACTATGATGTCAGTAAGAATAAACAATATAAGATATCTAGTAGATAAACAGACCTTGGCTAATGGAAGCTGTTACTATATCTATCAATCAGGACCAAGAGTTTTTATAATTCCATGTGAGGAAAAAAGATGAAAGCATATGTAATTCAATATAGAGGTCTCTGGATGGGAGGTACAGCAGTTGTAATAGCTAAATCCAAAAAGAAGGCTTTACAGTTAGTTGAGAATGATCCAAGTACAGTTGCTTTTGAAGAACCTGAAATTACAGATATCATTGAACTCGACAAACCAAAAATTCTTTATAATGATAATGGAGATTATTAATGACAGTAAGAGAAGGAGCACCAAGGATCTGTGAGACATGTAAACATTTAGTCTCCTGGTATAACTGTGGAAGAAAGCCACTTTTCAAATCTCCACTTGATGGTGAAGTAAGATATAAAAGCTGTAACCTGGAAAGAAGTTTTAATTTCCTCTGGTGGAGATGCTGTGGTCCTGTTGGTAGGTTCTGGGAATATGATAATGAACATAAAAATTTCAGATTCGAACAAAAAAGAAAAGAAGAGAAGCTAAAACAAATGGTGGAAAAATATAAGGGATTAAAGGAGTGTTAAATGGATTTTGTTAAAGAAGTTGAAAACCTCCAAAGAAGTATTAATAGAGGGGGTCATATGGCACATATTCAAGCAGAAGGAATGCTTGCAATTGCATATGGTCTTCTTGCAATAGCAGAATCATTAGCCAAAGAGAAGAAAGAAGATGAAAGAGTAAGGAGAAAAGAAACATGACATTTCCACCAGAAGATTTCTATGAGGAAGACAATAAAAAAAGAAGTATCATATTTTCAAAGTATTTTTTAGTAGCACTAATAATAACTACTATAGTATATTATATCATTGATAGAATAATTCTATGGTTAAAATAAAAAAGACTAAACAATTAAATAATAACTTTAAAATAATAATGATAATATTAAATAGAATTATTAATACCTCTGCCGTGGACGTAACCCTATTCTAACATATAATTTTGGAGATGTAAACCTATAAGGAGAAAAAAAAAATGAAAAAAATTGATCCTGAGAAATTACATGTATTTACAAGACTTCTGAGAGATATGGGCAGAATTAATGGAATTATTTCTGAAGCTGAAGAGTGGGCAGAGAAACAAATTATGCCTTTGGATCGAATCACTCTTGGAGCACTCAAGGATATAAGGAAGGTTGCCAGGAGATGGAAGAAAATGACTCCTGCTCCAGAGAAAGATATCTCAGGTATTGAACTACCTGAATTAAAAGATTTTCCTTTATATGGAGAAGACACCAAAAATATGGAAGAAGTTTAAATGAAATTCAGAAAAGACAAGAGAAAAGTCAGTTGGGCCAATTTAGAGAAGGATATACAGGAAAGAAGCAAATCCAAAGATCCTTCTTTTATTCTAACTGGTGAATGGAAAAGATTTATTGGAGTACAAGAGGGTTATAAGATCTACCAAGTAGATGGAACATGGGTAAGAAATAATTTGAGTATAATCTTTGGGCATGGTGGACATGGACTGGTCCACGAATTTATTCCCCTACATGAAATATGGATAGCAGAGAAACATTTCAATGGATGTAAATGTGGTGGAGGAAAATTATCAGGAACAAAACTGACTCAAGCATATTTTAAAAGTTGTATTGCACACGAAATAAAAGAATGTAAGGAAATGAAAAAGGGAAGACCTTATTGGGAAGCACACCAAATAGCTCAAAATCTTGAGAGAGAATTGAGATTAATTCCCGATGATCAAATATATGATGAATAGGAGAATAAAATGAGATGTTGTGGATGTTGGAGTTCAACAGGTTATGAAAGAGCCAAAGCAGTTATAAAGTCTTGTGAGACCTATGATCATTTAGCTGTTGCTCAAAGATATGCAGAGTTAGCATTAAAGAAAGTATTCAATCATGAGCATATCAATCTAAACAAAGAACAAGCTGAGATGGTGAAGCTAAACCTCCTGGATCTTTTGGGCAAGCAAGAAATGAAAATAAGGAGAAAGGCAAGATGAAAAGTCCATGGTACTGTCCTGATGGTAGAGAAATATTCAACCTCAACCGATATTCAAAACTGAAGGTTTTCTATCAATTGCCTAATAAAGGAAGATGCTTTATTTCTGGCTTAATCACCGGATCTGATAATGAATGGGAAGATATAGTCCAAGGAGAAAAACCCGATATCCAAAAACATTGGGAAACAATTAAAGAAATTTTGCTCTCATAATTTCTAAATATCTATGATAGATTTACATTTATCTAAAAATAGTGTATACTAGGAGTGAATAATATGCCACTATGTGCAAAGTGTAAAAAATTTATGCCCCCTGAGTTTTGTGAACCAGCAGAGGATCACGATTTTCTATGTCTTTTTTGTATGAGAGACACAGATGTAATCTGGTATGGTGAGGGGCAACAAAAGAAAGCAACAAGAGAAGAAATTGCAAGAGAATATCAAATGTTCACCAAGGAACTAAGGGAAAAGCTTTTAGATCCTTTTGCAGGTGATAAAGAGAAAAGAAAACTAGTTAAAGGAATCACAGAAAAGGAAAGTAGAATTATCAGACCATGGTAAAGGTAGGTGATCTCTATGACAGAAAGAGTAAGCAGAGGAAGACGAAAGTACAACATGGTATCCAGTCCAAGAGATGGTGTAGTGTTGCTAAATGCTGACTACTCATTCTTGCATGTAGTTGACTGGAAGAAAGCTGTTACCCTTATCACCAAGGGTAAGGTGGAGATCCTTAAGTTGGGTACAAGGATTGTACGAAACTTTGAAGGTACTAAAGAAATCATTGTACCTTTGATCATGAGACTTATCAAATTGGTAAGAACCTTGTACAAAGCTAAGGTTCCTTATTCTAAGAGAAATGTGTTCATTAGAGATGAGTTCAAATGCTGCTACTGTGGATGTGAACCTGGAAAACTAACCATTGAACACATTGTGCCAAGAGATCAAGGTGGTAAGTCTACTTGGGAAAACACTGTTGCTGCATGTCTACCATGTAACAACAAGAAAGAAAACAGAACTCCTTCTCAAGCAGGTATGTACTTGATGAGAAGACCTTTTGCTCCTACTATTAATGAATTTCTACAACTACGAATGAGAAAGTGGGGAGTAAAGAGTATATTGAAAGAGTTCTTTGAATCCGTATAAGAGAAGATCTAGCCTAGGCAAACTTAAACAAAAATAGTCTAGACTAGTTGCCTTACCCCAAAGGGACTTCCCTGGCATACGTGACCAGATGTGGCTCTTTGGGGAACCATAGGGGAAATCGTTAGTACCTTGTGGAGAATGTTATTAATAGGAGGATGCCTATAGAATAACAAAAAGATAGATACTAATTAAATTAAATTAAATTGAAAATTAAAATGATTAATGAAACCTAAAGCACATTAAGGTGCATGATTGGAAAAAGAGTATATCGAAGAGGTTATTAAAAGTCCTAGGCTAGATCTTCTTTTTATTTAAGGAGTGTGTTGTGAATAAATTCAAAAGATATAGTGACCTTGAAAACTACTGGAATCTTGAAAAAGTTATGGAGAGGTACAATCCTGATTTTGACAGAGATATGCCCCATTTCTGGCACGTTACTGAAAAGATTCATGGTTCAAATGTTTGTATTTCAAACATGTATAAAGAGGGACCAGCATTCTTTACAAGAAATGGTAATCAGCTTCCAGCAGACTACCAAGAAGTTTTAAAGAAGTATGATTGGGAATTTCTCTTTAGACTCTATCCTGGTCTCAAATTTATATATGGTGAAATTGCTGGACCTGGAATCCAAAAGGGTGTTAATTACGGAGATGAAAGAAAGCTTTATATCTTTGATTACCATGATGGTGAAGAATATCTAAGAATACCACGACAAGAAGAAGGCTTTGATTATGTGCCTGTCTGGTACACACCTATTACCAAAATCTCATACAATGACTTTTTAACTTGGCTACTTGATAGACTTAATCATGATCCTGTCTCAGCACTTAATCCCGATAAAGGAAATATAGTTGAAGGGTTTGTGGTAAAGTGTGTCTCAATGCCGATGCTAACTAAGGAAACACGTTTCATCTTCAAAGTAAAACATCCAAAATTCGAAGAAAAAGTTAGAGGACCAAAGAAAGAAAAGAAGTTTGATGATATTGATTACACTATTGTTGATCAATATATCAATGAGAACAGAATAATGTCTGCTATGTCCAAATATCCTGGATATAGGAAACACCAAATAGGTGATGTTATGAGAGAGATCGTTCAGGATGTTGAAAAAGACATGAAGAAAGATGGTTATAGATGGGATAAAAAATATGGTAAGAGGATTGCAGCATTTGCCCAAAAAACTGTTGTACAAGGAGCAGAATAATGAGGTTCACTTGTCCTTTCGAAGTAATAGTAGATTATCAATTTTGGAGGTATGATAAATGGTTTTCAGCTTTTGCATGGTATCCTGTGAAGGTGAAAGATAAATGGGTTTGGCTTGAACCTGTAGAGAGATGCAGAAGAGAAGGTTGTTTTTCTGATTATCGTTATCCTGGAGACAGAACACCTACGGAATATGAGAGATTAAAGTTTGCAGATAACTTAGAGGAAGTTACCAGACTGAGAGATAAAAAGGAGTATAAATATGATGGTTAGGCTAAGTCCAGGTAATATGAAACTAGGAAAACTTACGAACATATCATTAACACCTGTAGTATCATGTCAAAAGGGAGTTCCCTGTAGTAAGAAAGATTGTTATGCTTTAAAAGCCTATAGAATGTATAAGAATGTTCGTGAATGTTGGGATTCAAATTATAGATATTATCTTCAAGATAATGAGGGATTTTTCAACAATATCATAGAACAGTTAAATAAAAAGAAACCTGAAAGATTTCGATGGCACGTTGCTGGTGATATTGTTGATCAGAAATATTTTAATGGCATGGTTAGGGTAGCAGAAACCCTACCTGACACTAGTTTTTTATGTTATACGAAAAAATATGAATTAGATTTTAGCAATGCACCAAGAAATTTAAGAATAGTGATAAGTGCTTGGCCTGGACTTGAAATTCCAAAGAAACTTTATAGTATGCCAATTGCATGGTTATCAGAAGATACAAGAAGACCAGAAGAAAGGCAACATAGAATTTGTAATGATGATTGTCCTGATTGTGGTTATTTGTGTTATGAAGCTGGATCTAAATTTGATGTAGTATTTGACAAACACTAGGAGGGTAATAATAATGTTAGATGAAAATATGGATTTATTAGATAGAATGTTATGGATATACCTCTGTCTCCAAACAGATGTACAAGGTATAAGTGTTTCAACTGCTATTGAGATATCCAAGGAAGCAAGAAAGAATGGCTTATGGGATATTTGCAAAGACTATCTTAAAGAAGAATTAAAAGAAGCTGCAAATCTAATTGCAAATCAAATGATTGAAGAGCATGAAGATGAAAGATATTACCAGACCTGTAATGATGTTGAGCCAGAAGAAAAAGCAAAGTCAGGTTGTAAGTCTGCCCATATGTTTGGTGATATTATATGAATGATCCAAGAGACATTGCAGAAACTATCTATAGACTTGCAGAAGCAATGAACGAACTTCCTCTTGCAGCAGATGAAGCAAGAAAAGAAATAGAGCAAACTATAGTTTCACTTTGTAAACTAATAGATGGAAACCGAACATAAAGGAGGACTTATGATAAATGGCATTAAAAACTGTTAAAGGGACGTTTTCTATTTGGAGTTATGTGGGGGATGTACAGGGATGTGGAACAATTAGAGTTATCTGGCCATTTTTTCTTTTAAACCATTATAGAATGAAGGATGTAAAATTTACAGCTTTTTTTGCACCTTACTTTGTGCATCATCCAGATTTCTATCGTAACTACGGCATTTGTCAGTTTCAAAGATCAGCAACAGAAACACATCTACAAATCTTTAAGCATTTTAGAGATGTTATTAAGAAACATACTAAGACTGGTCTTGTATATGAAATAGATGATCTTCTAGTTGATATACCTGAATGGAATTATGCCAATGAATATTACAAGAAGTATTTTCCGTATATTAAAGAAATGATGGGAATTGCTGATGGTATAACAGTATCAACCGAAAGATTGAAAGCAATTTATTCTGATTACAATAATAATATTGAGGTAGTACCTAATCATCTTCCAAAACATGTTTGGGGTCCGATATTCCCTAAGCATCACAATGAGCCAAGAGAATTAAAATATGGAGAAAAACCTAGAATATTATGGGCAGGATCTCAGAATCATTTTGTAAGAAAAATAGATAAGATTCATAAAGGACTTGAAGGTGGTGATTTTGGAAATAAACTGTTGGACTTCATTAGAAAGACAACAGACATATATCAATGGGTATTCGTGGGAGCAATGCCTGTAGAACTTGAGCCTGTAAAGAATAAAATAGAATTTCATAATTGGGTTCCTGTTTTCGAATATCCACAATATGTAAAAAATTTAGATACTGATTTTGGTATAGCACCTTTAGAGGATAACATTTTCAATGCATGTAAAAGCAATATTAAAATGCTTGAATATACTGCATGTGGAATACCTGCTGTATACTCTAATGTTGAGCCATATTGGAAAGCAAGCCTTAAGGCTAACAATGAAGAAGAAATGATTTCTTATGTTGAAGATCTGGCTAAAGATGTTTCACTAAGAGGAAAAATATACAATAGAGACCAAAACACTGTTGCTGGTCAGCTATGGTGGGAAGAATCCGGTAACCTAAAGCTTTATGCCAATTCGTATCTAAAACTATTTGGTAGGAGGTTACCGTAATGGACTGTCTTTCAATTAATCAAAAAGTTTGGGTTGTTAAAAGAAACTACATGGAAAATTCATTTGGAATGAATATGATTGAAACAGAGCCTTTCAAAGTTGCAGAGTTAAGAGTAATAAGTATACAGGCTAGAACAAATCCTGATCGTACTTATATTACATATAAGCTTGCAGAGGAAATAGGTTATAAACCTGAAATTAATGATATGAGACCTTTTGAGGGACTAACGGATGAGTTTAGAGAAGATGAGGTTTTCACTTCTTTTGAATCGGCAATTTTAAGTATACTTGAAATGATAGATGAAAGATCAGGTGAGTTACAGGAAATAAGACAGCATTATCTAAATATGTTACAAGAACATAATTTTAAAGACTATGGTAACTCTAACTGGATTGATGAGGATCTGTTCAAGATGCAAGGCTGAAATGGTTCGAATAATCCACCATGCTTTAGATGGTGTTGATTGGTGGGTTTGTATTTGGTGTTATAGGGAAGATAAAATTAAGAGAAAATGGTGGAGGAAAATTTTCAAGGGAGAGAAAAAATTTACGTGATAGATGTTTAATGATATACTAGATTCAAGACCTATTCCTAAAGAAATAGTTAATGCTGCAAGGGAATGGGTAGAATATGAACTTAACAGAATTTATGGTAAACAAACTGCACTTTATGTTCCATCTCTACAAGGAGAAGCAGAAAGAATGCTTACTAGCAGACTTGGAAAGAAATGGAAGATGAATCATAAAGTAGAAATACGTGTCAGCAGTGGTAGAAACATAACCGTTATAATAAAAGATTGGGATTAAATGGTTTATACTGATTGGGATATATATTGTGCTTTTAGAAAGGCTCAAGCAAACTATTTGAGCAGACCATATAGACTGCCAAAGAATTGGGAGAAGTTTAAAACCAGAATGACGAAAACAAATCTGGAAGCATTAGAATTAGCAACAAATTTTTTTAATACTAAATGGAGCAAGATAAATCCTGAACGGTATTTTTCTACTGGATTTAATCTACATGGTAAGGGCTTTACATATTCAAGGTTTTTCGACAAGAAAAATATGCTCAAATATATTAAAGATGATAAGATGCTGAAGAGGGATTTGGAATTGAACAAGAGATCTCTTATAGAGTCTGCTAAATTCGTAAAGCAGTATATGAGCATGAGAAATGGTGTAAATCCTAAAGTCTCATTGCTTAGACAATACTCTTGTATAAAAGAAGGAAATATGTATGTTCCTGTTCTGCATTATATTCAAGGTCATATTGATACATACTTTCTTGTTTGGTTGATAAGAAGAGGACTTGTTAAGATTGATGAAGATCATAGTCCTCATGTGCCTTACATAGTAGAAAAGTACAGAGAGCATATGGCAGTTATTAACAAGGAACCCATTTTGAAGTTCCTGGAGAGAATGAGGGAGTATATAGGATGAGTAAGAAACTTCAGAAATTTATTGAAACTGCACTGGTAGAGGTTGATGCTAAAATTAAAAAGCTTGAAGATAAACTACGTGAGGAAAATGCAGATAACCTTGATGAAGATAAACTATCAAAGGCTCTTGATTGCCAAAAAGTTATAATGCTTATACAAGCTACCATAAAAGGTGGTATAAGATGGCTTGAAACAAAGAATGTAGAAGGTGAAGTTGCAATATCTTTTGTAGCATCTAATTTAGATGTCTTGACAAAACAGGGCAATCCATCGTTAATTTGCAATTATACTTACATGCAACCAGAGACAATTGAAGATCTAGAATACCATTTTGATGTATTAATGACATTTCTGGAAGCAAAGAAATTAGGATGGAAGTCTGGAGTATATACACATAAAGACGTAAAAGAATTTAGGAAGAAAACAGAACAACAAGCCAAGGAATATGAAACCTTTGTTGTGAGGGGGAGAGTATGACAAAAGTTGAAAAGATCTATGGAGAATCTAAGCTAGAAGAGCTTCTTCAAGACCTAAAAAATAGAGGAATTAAACCGGACACTGTTTTATCAGATGGTGGAAAATACTATACAGTCATTTATGAAGAAACAAATATTTTAAACGAAGGTTAACAAATACAAATAACCGTGTTACAATCAAAGTAACTCAAACCTGTTAGGAGAATAAAATGTATAAATGGAGAATGAGGTTAGCATTGCTAATTGCAATTATGTTTGCATTTGGTTGCACTACCATTCGTCTGGTTACCAAAGATGGTATACCACTTCCACAAGAATCAATCCAAATAACAAATCCCCAAACAGGCATAACTGTAGAGTCAGTATTCATCAGGTATTATGAGGATTCACCAGAATCAATCTATCCTGAGTACCTAGAATTTAATAAGATCAATCATCTTTCCGATACCGATACCCAGAAGACAACTAATGTAATTTTGTTTCTCAGAATATGGAACAAGAGAGAAGTTCCATATAAGGTAATAAAGTATATAAGATATGGTGATGGTAAAGAAGATTTCACAAAAAGTGTTGTATATAAAGGTAAAGATGTTGTAAGGCATTTCCAATTAGAAATGCCAATTGTTGAAGATAGACTTATTCAGATTCAAGCAGACGTTGCAGATGGTGAAGGTGACGTTATCTTCAAGTTGGGTTATTTTAACGTCAAGTTTGGATCTAAAAATATAGATGAGGGGATTAAAATAAAATAAGAAAGGGGGTGTTATGAATATGTGGAAAAAGATATTAGTAGTAGTTGCAATTCTAGCTACTGTCTTTTGTGCTGCACCTGTCATGGCTAATGGCTATTGGGGGAGCATGAATTATGCTGATGCTTCTGCTCAACAACAGTCCTGCTCATTAGCACTTGGTTTTTTACCAAGTTCTCATGTAGGGGGATTTGCCAATACTTTTACCTACACTGGATGTAATTATGCAGTGGCATATGGTGAAGGTCATAGTTGGGGTGGGGCTAGTACAGTATTTGGACTAGCAGGATCAAGAGGAATTGCTGGAAGTCAAGCACAGTCAATGACTCTTGGATATTGTAACTTCTCTATGGCTCAAGCTAGTGGTACTGCTAGTTATGCTGCTGTTGCAATGGGCTTTGGTGCTAATGCTGGTGGTGGGGCATATAGTGAATCGTTCACTCTTACCACAAATGGATTGGCAGTTGCAAGCCAAAGAAGTGCAGCAACATCTAGTTCATCCACTGGTGGTTTTTTACGTTAACCTTTAAACAAAATCTTTGAAAGGAGAAACCTATGAAAAAACTGTTAATGTGTTTAGTGGTAATTTTTGCTGCTCTAACACTTGTTGTTCCTGCACTTGCCGATGGTGGTGATAAAGTCACTATTAAAGATAATCAGGTTCAGGGTGCAGTGGGTATTGGTAACATGGGTGTTCAGAATAGTGGTAATATGAATAAAGCTACTATTCTTGGTCCTGGTGCTGAATTGAACTCAACTACTGTTAATGGTGGTATTCGTAACAGCAACATGAACATGAACATGAACATGAACAACAACTCTGCTAGTGCTGATGCTTCTGCAAATGCTAGTGCTGATGCTACTGCTGTTAATAACACCGACAATACCAATGTTAACCTGAACAAGACTTCTCAGGCTAATCAGCAGTCAATCACAATTGAAGCAACAGAAATTCCAAGGCAATTTGCCATTGGTACAGAGATCAATTATCCTGGTATGCCTGGATACTTTGGTCCTGCTACCAATCAACCTAACTATGTTAAGGCTGAAGTTATTACTGAGTTCCAGAAAGAATTTACAAGAGAGTATGTTGAAGCTGCACTTACCTCTCATTCTGGAACAAGCTTTAGCATGAAGAAAAGATTCCATTACTACACTGGCAAGAAGGCTTCAGCAGACCGTAAGGCAACTGATGCTCTTACTGTTACCATCAATAAACCTGAAGGTAAAAAAGTTAGAGTAGTTGGTTACTGCAACATCTGGTCAACCAGTGTAAACAAAGACTCCTTGGACGTTTTCTTTTCTGCATTGCAGGATATGTTGAATGTCGAAGGTGGTGCTAACACTGTATGGCTTACTGGTGAAGGTGCTATGAATGTTGTTAAGTCATTCGGATGGGGTATTGGTCTCAACTACTCCCATGCATTTGTGAATGGCAACAATGACCAATCCGGTAATGCTACAGGTGGTACTGGTATCAGTGGTGGTGAAGCAGGATACAGGGCAAAACCTTTTATGCAACTACAACTTCTGATAGTTGAGTAAAGGTAGGTGACCTATGGATGCACGTAACATAAATGGGCATTTAACGGCAACATGGGTCTATTGTGCCAAATGTGGTACAGGATTTGTAGGTGATATGAGTATGCAATCCTGTCCTGGTTGTATGAAGAAACATCGTATCAACATCAGGAATAACACTCTTGATGCATGGGATTGGTTAGCAGTTAGTTTAATCCCTCTATTTGGCACATTTTTCTGTTTACTTGATTCACTAACAAAGTGGTACTACTAGAAACTTTCTAGAAAGTTTTTGGATGTAGAAGAGATGGGAGAAATCCCATCTCTTTTTTTTCTTTTGGGGGTTTACAATTACATAAAAGTGTCGTATAATTGTCATAAGCCTAGAGACAAGTTACCCGAAATTACCGATATATTACCCGAAATTAACGAAATCAGAAGGCTAAATTAACATAGAAAAGGAGACAAATTAACGATGAGTAAATGGATTGACAAAGAATTGTTCAACAAATTTGCTGAACAAAAGACAAAAGAAGCTGAACAAGAACAGCAAAACAAAGGCAGTACCTCAAGAATGGGGAAGATTTGGCCAACACCTGAAAGAGGAAGTGTTGATAAGCCAAAAGTTTATGAAGGTAGATTCCTACCGGATCAAAAGGGCAAATTCTATCTAAAGTATTTTTACCATATGTTCATGTCAGGAGAACAATGGCAATTTATTTTATGCCCTAAGACAGAATCAATGGATAACTGGTGTCCATGGTGTTCTGTAACTCAGAAGCTTTTTATGGGAGGATCTGAAGATAAAAAGCAAGCACAGGTTTATAAGAGAAAAGAAAAATATGTTGGAAACTGGTTTATAGTAAAAGATCCTAGAGATGTTGAGAAAGAAGATCCAGAAGATAAAGTAGAAAATACTGTAAGGCTCTATGAATTTCCTGGTAGAGTAGAATCAAAACTTAAGCAAGAAATTACAGATACCAAGCAAGGTTACGGATATGCTATTTTTGATCCAGGTGAAGATGGGTTTAATTTCATCCTCAAAGTAAAGTCTACTAAGAAAGACAGAGAGGGTAGAACTTGGCCAGATTATAGTGATTCAATGTTCTCTAGGCAATCTGAAGCTCTTGGCAGTGACAGACAGATTCAACAGATCTTGAAAAACTGTTATGATCTTGAAGAGTATGTTAAAGATCTAGAGAGACCTGAAGATGAAATTAAAGATCTTCTAAAGGTGGAAATGGTATGGGATCTTGTAGAGTCTGAGTGGCAAAGAATGAAAGGTCTTCAAGAAACAAAAGAGAAAGTAGAGAGAACCAGAAAAGAAGAAAAAGAGCTTGAACTACCAAACGATGAACCTCAAGCAGAAGAGCCAAAAGAAGAAGAAGAACCAGAAGAGGTTAAAACTGTAGAAGAAGAATCAGATGAAGACTTGTTGGCAGAATTAGAAAATCTGTAATCATCTGTGACCAGTATAACTTGGTTCCATCAAAAAATGTGCAAGGGGAGGTATCCCCTCCCCTTGACAACCTCTTTTTTATGATTATCTTTTTTCAAAAAAGATAAGGAGGTATTTGAAATGTTACCAGTAAGAAGAGGAAGAGGATGGAATAGTTTTTTCAAAGAGTTTGATGAACTAGCTTCAGCATTCAGTGAGGTCTTTGATGATACTGTTTGTTATTCAGTAGGAGAAGACAGAGTGTTTGAGTTAGAGGTTCCAGGTTTTAATGAAACTAATATTAATGTTGAGTTATCAAACGGTATACTCACCATTAAAGGAACTAGAGAAGTAAAGGAAGGTTGTTATGCTGGACGTAAAGAGATCTACAAAAGATATACAGTTGGTTCTCATGAAGAGGTTGATGCAAGTATCAAAGATGGTATTTTAAGATTAACTCTTAAAACTCCTAAAGAAGATGTGAAGAAAATAGAGCTTAAATCAAATTAATTTCATTTTGTTCTCTTTTAAAAGACCTTCATTCTTATAAATATCTTATAGATATATAAATAAGAGTGTAAGGTCTTTTTTGTTATAGGAGAAATAAGAACATGAAGCTCAAAAAATATCTAGAGGAAAAGGTTACATTTAAAGGAAAAGATATAGGATGGGGAGCATACCCTAAAGGATGGGATAGAGGATCAGTACAGAAATTTGCAAAATCCCTTACAAAGGAAACTGGTAAATCTCCTGATGATAAGGGATGGTTCGATGCTTGTGTTAAAAAGATTAAAGGTAAGCTAAGTGATCCAGAAGCTTTTTGTGCATCTGTAAGAGATGAAGCAAAGGGAACTACAATGTGGAGAGGTAAACATAAAAAATGAATCTTCCTCAACATAATCCAAATGATCCGTATCAAAGGTTTGCAGTGGCTTGTCCTAACTGTAAGAAAGTAATTCATGTTGCATCTCCAGGCTATTCTGGAGTGTCTTTCTTTTGTCCTATGTGTGGTCATGATTGGGAGGAAAGGGAAGATGAAGATGATGATTAAATTATGGCAAAAGGTGGAGATTTCGAAAGAGAGATAAGTAGGTTTCTAACTAAATGGGCAAGTGGAAAAGAAAAGCCCTATTGGTATTGGAGACTGCTAGGAAGTGGCTCAGTTGCTACATTATCTGAAGCCAATAAAGAGCTATCGGGTGATATTCATGCATTAAAACCTGAAGCATGTTTTCTTACCGATAGGTTTTGTATTGAATGTAAAACAGGATATCCCAATACAAAATTTCACCAGCACCTTAAGGGTATTAAAACTTTTAATATAAGGGAGTTCTGGGAACAAACTATAAGAGATTCTGATAGATCCTTGAAATTTCCCTTGTTGATCTATCGTAGGAAAGGCATGAAGCCTATTGTTGGAATTGATATTGTTATTCAACATAATCTTGGATATAAGCTTCAAAGCTTGAACTTTATACAGCTTGGAAATTTTGAGAACAATATACCACCAATTTGGTTCTATGATATGGAGGGATTTTTTAAATTGATTTCTCCAGAAGATATTAAAGAAATTAAAGTAAGGGAAATAATTTAATGGCAAAGATAACTATAGATCAAGAACAATGGTCTGATATAGTTCTAGTTTATATACTAGATACTATACAGAAAGCAAAACAACTTGAGGGAACATCAGAGACATACAAAGAATTTATTAGAGAAATTGGAACAACAATAAGGCCAAAACTGATAAAGCATTTTTTAGATACGGATGTTGAAATAAGAGTTCTATATAGACTTATTAGGGATGCTTTTTCACCAAGGGCAGATAAAACAATAATTGATATAACAAAATCACTTACAAAATTTGGAAAGAAAGAAGATTAAAGTGTAGGAGGTAAATATTATGGGTGAAATGCTTGGTGCTGAAAATGGTCATGGTCCAGAGACCATAGCACAACAAGATTTAGCAGTTAAAGAACCAGAAGGTGGATTTGCCACTGATGTTGATGGTGTAATGGCCAACGGAGAAAGAGAAGGCAAACCAGTTTTTGATGTTGAACATGGAGAGTTCTATCAAAACATGGAATTTGGTAGAAAGAGACTTCGTTTCAAAAGTGGTTCAAACATACAGCAATACATGCAAGGAACCAGATACAATAGACCATTTTTCATTAGATATACTGATGATAATGGCAAACAATATATAAGAAGGGTGAAGTAATATGAAAAAGTTAATTATACTATTCGTTACACTATTTTTAATATTAGGTGGTGCTGGTGGTGTTTTTGCTGGTGGAGGTAGGTCAGGTAAAAAGTTCGATAGAAGTCACCTTCTCTATCACAATTTCATGGGGGGAGATCATCTTCTCTATCATCATACCTTCCCTCATCATAATTATCATCATGGGTATCACTGGCAAAGTCCACATCACTATTATCAGCCTGGATACATGTCACCAGGATATATAATAATGATGAAAAAATATAGACCACACTGTTTAAAGAATCACATTATAAGAGACAGATTTCAAAATAGAAGATAATGTTTGAAGATATTTTAGGTCCAAAGAAAGACCGTCTTCTTCAACTACCAGAACTACCAGACATAGATTTTGAAGGTTGTCCTTATTGTGGGGCATTGAATATAGAGGAAGATGGTATAGGTGCATTTCCCAATGCAAAACAATTCAATCAACCTATGGTATGTAATACTTGTGGTGGTAAGTGGACGGTGGAATATGATGAAGATCTAGAAATAAAAAATGTAGTATATTGAAAGGAAAATTGTGATGTTTAAAAATTTAAGGAAGACCGTTTTACTATTTGACTTCAACAATCTAGCTACCAGAACTTTTTTCGTAAAAGATGTTGGTGCTCATACAACCCATCCCGAATTTCCCCTCTGGAGGTACATGACATTTGATGCTATCTATAAAGCACTATTTCGTGTAGAAGGTGTTAGTGAAATTGTTGTAGCATGTGATGATAGATTGTCATGGAGAAAATTATATTTTGAAAGATATAAAGAATCAAGAAAAGGTAAAAGAGATACATCCGGTGTTGATTGGAATCTCTTTTATTCCAATCTCAATAGCTTTATAAAAGCTATTAAAGAAAACATTCCCTTTAAAGTTTTACAGGTAAAAAATGCAGAAGCAGACGATATTATCGGTATTCTTGCTTTACATGGAGAGGACTTTTATTATATAATAAGTAATGATGAGGATTATCTTCAGTTGAGTGATCAAAACAATGTGATAATTTATAATCCGAATCAAGCTAAGGAAGTTTCTGTGCCTGATGCAGAAGAGTTTATAATTAAAAAGTCCTTGATGGGACAACCAAAAGATGATATATTTAATGTCATAACTCCTTTGGATTATGGGCTAACTGAAGAGACTGAAGGAAAAAGAAAGCCAGGATTTGGTCCTGCAAAATGTGAGAAAGTTTTGAAAGAGGGCTATGAGTTCTGGCTTAAAAGAAATGGACTTGAAGAAAGATTCAAGATAAACAGAAACCTAATTGACTTCAAAAAAATACCACAAACAATTCAAAACAGAATATGGAAAGCATATAATGACTATGAATACCCAGAACCAGAGAAGATCTATCCGTTCTGTAAAAAAATGGGATTCAGAGAATACATTGATGAATTTACAAAATTTGAAAATATGTTGTTGAGGTTGTACTAATGTCAATTGAAAGAAAAATCGGTATAGGTATAATAATATTTTCTTTAGCTGTTTTTTGTTTCGTTACAGTTCCTCTAATTGCCGAAATTATTACTCCTACTATCATTGCAATTCTGCCAGAAAAAACCAAGGAATCTAAGCTGATACGAGTTATTGATAGAGAAGCAGGAGTAATATGTTATATAATTCAAAATGATACTGCTGATTTTTATAGTGGTTTACAATGTATTCCAATAGACCAAACAAAATTAGGATATCAGAAATGAAATATAAATACAAACTATTTTATAAATGCAGAATGTGTAAAGTAATTTTTGAAGTAAACTTTGAAAGTGATAGAGCAGAGGAAAGACATTTTCCTTTTCTTGCTAGACATCATGGATGTGCTGATGCAGAAGCATTAAGCAGTGAAGGTTCATTAGTTGGAATGGGGGATGTTGTTGCAATAGACCAAACACCATATCTTAATTTAAAGAGGAAAGAAAATGCTGAAGATAACTGAAAGAGATGGTATAGTAAAATGGGAAGATGTGCCTGACCTAGATAAATGTGGACTTTTTGTTGATGGAAAAAGGATCTTCCCTGCACAAGCTAAAAATGTTAACCTCTTACCAAAGGAGTGTCAAATGAAAGTTCGTTATGCTGTTGTTAATCACAAAGAGAAAGAGGAATTTGAAAAGAAATGGCAAATGCCATATGGCTACAACAACAGTCCTAAGATCTGCTTTAATCAGGATGAAGCAATAAGATGGATCAACCAAAACTTAGGACCAAACGAAAGAAAGAGTTATGTAGTTGAAAGACATAAATCCGGTAAGATTGATGTTGTTTGGAAGATTTTGGATGGTCCTAAGCTTGCTGGAGAACAGGAGGATGAATGGGATGATGAAGAGTTTTAAACCTATCTTTGTTGAAGGAACAAATCTGGATGATACATGGTTCAAGCTTCTAGCTGAAGTCTATAAGCATGGCAGAAGAAACAGAATTGATACTGGTTCATATGAGAAAGAAACTGACAGATTAGAATTTGACTTTGTAGCTGGAAGTATCAAGTATCCTACTGACAGACCACTCTCACCAAGACTTGAGGGACTTGCTGTACCACCACCAACAACAGATGAAGATATTGAAAAATACTTTGCTAACTACTTAATGAATGGTGCATTGACAGACAATGAACATTACAAGTATGCTACATGGATTGTTGGTGGGAAATATAAATTACCTGTTAAACCCAAGGTAACAATAGAAAATACAGATGTTGACACTGGTGCTCAATATATAGTTACAGAAGTAGAACAGGGAAATATTATAATGAATGTACCGAATGCTCTTGAGTGGATTGTAAAACATTACCAAGAGAAAGGATATGCCAATAATCATTGCTACATTCAAGTTGGATATCCTGAAAGCAATATGGCATATGATATCCCATATAAGGATGAAACCGAAAGACAAACTTCTCCATGTCTCAGAGGAATAGATACCAAGATAGTTGAAGAGCTAGGATATAAATTTCTTCTCATGAATGTCTACTTCAGGTCTTGGGATTTATGGGGAGGTTGGCCAGAAAACATGGGAGGAATGGTTCGACTAATGGAGACCATCTGTGAAATGCTAGGGGATGTAAGGCCAGGAGCACTTTCATTTGCATCCAAGGGGCTTCATTGTTATTGGTTCCAATTAGATGCTGTAGCTTGTAGATTAAATATAGAAAGAGAAAAGGAAGATGAAACATCTTGAGTGAAGATCTTATAACTAGACTAGCAAAAAGAAATCCAAAAAATTATGCCTTAAGACCATATTCAAGAAGAGAGTGGATGAGAGAACAAATCTCTTTTCCATGGCTTCATTCACAATACGAACTGGTTTATTTATATGATGATTTACCAGTATCAGCAGTGGTGTCTGTACCTACACCACCTGTTTCACCATCAGATGGTACACTATATTATGATACAGATGATAATCATTTTTATAGCAGGTATAATGGAGATTGGTTAGAATTTTAAAATGGAACAATCTATTAAACAATTTATAAATAGTATATGTGACCTTAAAAAGGAAGACCCAAAAAAGAGACCCATAGGATTCGTAACAGATGAAGAAGATCCTTTCTATGACTCAGCAATCAATAAACTTCTTGAAAAAATAGGTCACGATGAAAGACACTATAACATTCCACCTGACTTAAAATATTATCTTGAATCACTGCTAAGAGAAGACGAAAGAAGATATCCTAAAATAAGGATACAATGCAGCAGATGTGGTTCAAGATATGTTTTTTATATAGAGCCAAAAGTAAGATATGCAAGAAATGATATATATGAAATGTCAGAAGCAGAACATGATATGGCAATACAAAGAATGGTGGAACATATTTTTGTTAATTGCACTGTATGTAGTCACAGATTGGTATTAACTGATATAGAGAGAATAATCAAATTTGAAGCTATATTAACTAACCCCAATAACCCCACCGAACCACCAAGGTATGATTTTAGTAGACATAGGAGACCATTTGGCATATGATTAATTTAAGTGAGAATGCTATAGCTGTTTTTAGAAAGCATCCTGGCTATAGTTTTCAAAATGAATCCATAGAAGAAACATTTAGAAGAGTATCAAAAGAATTTGCAACAAACCAGGAAGAAGAAGAGCTTGCCTTTAATCTTCTAGTAGAAAATATCTGGAGACCGAACACTCCTGTATTTCTAAATGCTGGTACTGAACATAGAAACTTCTGTGCTTGTCATGTTGTTGGCCTAGAAGACTCTATGGAAAGCATCTATGATATTGCTAATGTCTCTAGAAAAATATTCCAGTATGGTGCAGGTGTTGGTATTCCTATTGGTAATCTAAGAGAAAAAGAAGCTTTTATTTTTGAAGGAAATCCTAAAGATATTCCTGAAGGTAAATCATCTGGGCCTATCACTTTCATGAGACTATATGATGCTGTAGGTGAGACTACTAAATCTGGTGGACGTGTAAGACGTGCAGCAATTATGATTTCCATGTACTGCTGGCATCCTGATATAATGGAGTTTATCCAATGCAAACAGAATGAGGGATGGTTAACCAATATGAATATATCTGTTGCAATTACAGATAAGTTTATGCAGTGTCTTGAAGATAGAGTTCCCTTCCAATTATATACTCCCTATAATGGATCTGAAAAAGGAACAATTGATCCAGAAGTACTTTGGGAAACACTAGCTGTGATGTCTCATAAAACAGGAGATCCTGGTGTCCTTTTTCTAGATACAGTACAAAGATTCAATCCCCTTAAAAAGAAATTTCTCATTGAATCAACAAACCCCTGTGGAGAGCAACCACTAATGCCATTTGGAGTATGTAATCTCAGTGCAATCAATGTAAGTAAATTTGTTGTTGATGAAGATTTCGATTGGGATGGTTTATATAAAACTGCTTTTAATGTTACCGGACTTATGGATAATGTTATAGATAGTATGGATTATCCAGATCCACGTTTCAAAGATACTGCCCAAAAATATAGACAGATTGGTGTTGGAATAATGGGGCTTGCAGATGCAATGTACATGCTGAACTATAGATATGATGGTCCTGAAGGCAAGAAATTTGCAGGTGAAGTGATGAGAACCATTACAACAGCATGTGTGGATCGTAGCACTCTACTTGCAAAAGAAAAAGGTCCATTCTATGACTATGATAGTTTTAAAGAAGACATTTATGATATATTGAAACAACAGGTTAATGATAGAAAAGTATTAAAGAGGGTTCAGAAATATGGTGTAAGAAACTCTCAATTCACCACTTGTCAACCAACAGGAACTACAGCACTTAGTTGTGATTGTTCATATGGGATTGAACCTATCTTTGGTCTTGTATTTGAAAAGAAGATTGTAGATGGTGGAATAATGAAGATAGCTAATCCCATTTTTCTGGAAAGAGTTAAAAATGAAGAATGGTGGAACGATGGAATGATTGATAAGATCTTTGAAAATGGAGGTTCGTTAAAAGGTATCCATGGTATACCAAGAGAGGTCAGAGAGGTTTTCATTACAGCACATGATATTAAACCAAAGGATAGAATAGATCTCCAGGCAAGCATACAAAAACATTGTTCCTCTGCAATATCCAGTACTGTCAATCTACCAAAAGAGACAACAGCACAAGAGATATCAGACCTTTATAAATATGCATATAAAAAGAGTCTCAAGGGACTTACTATTTATAGAGATGGTTCAAAGAAAAATCAACCAGTAACTTTCAAAAAAGAAAAAGATTCTATCACTGCTATTGATGCACAACAACTTTTGGCTCAAATGAAAATTAAAAGGCCAAGAAGACTTTCCGGTGAAACATTCACAATAGAAACCGGAGAGGGAAAAATGTATGTGACAATAAACTCAGATGATAGAAAGCCAATAGAAGTTTTTATTGAGGTAGGGAAGAGTGGACAAACAACAAAAGTAATGTCTGAAGCACTTGGAAGAGTAGCTTCTATTGCCCTCCAGCACAGGGTTCCAGTAGAGGAAGTAGTAAAAACACTAAAAGGTCTTGACAGTAGTAATCCCAAATGGTATAGATTCGAAGAGGAAGATTCTAGACCTACACAGATTTTAAGTATCCCAGATGGATTAGCTCAACTTTTGGAAAGGTATTATATAAATACTGATAAAGGCACAATAGAATTTTTGAACGGAAGCACATTTTCTACTTGCAAAAGGTGTGGAGTTAAGGCATACTTAGAAACTGAAGGATGTGGTGTTTGCCAGAATTGTGGTGACAGTTCTTGTAGCTAGGAGGAAAAAATGAAATTTGAGAACTATCTGTATGAAAAGCAGATTCTAGAGAAAATCCTTACAGGTCCATTTGAAGATCCTATGTCTGGATCAGAGATAGGTAAGAAGCTAGGAGTTTCCAGAGCAGCAATTTCATCAACAATTAAAAAAGCTCTACCAAAATATTGGAAAGGATTTAAAGAACATTATCCTGATGCTGATCCATGGGAATTATTCTGGATTATTGCACAAACTACAGGTATGACAAATGAGCCTGATAAACTACTCAAGCTATTTCCATCTGATATCAGAAAAGAGGTTGAAAAATTTGCATCAGCACATAGAAGGATTAAAAAATAAGATTTTGCTTTGCACAAATTGTGTTTTTTATATTTCTGATGGTAAAATGGTTGATTGTGAGAAAAGCTATTTTAGTTCAGTTCCGATTAAAAAAACACTTATATATACACCTATAGAGTTTGATTGTTGGGAATATGAAGAAAAAGATAATAACAATTAGTGTTGGTCCTTGTTGGTTCTGTGATTGGAAACCAACAAAAGAAAGTGGTGCCAAGTTTACTAAGATAGATGGTGCTGTTTATGTTTTTTGTCCTGAGTGTGGGTATGAAATTCCAGATGCCCGATTTCTAATAGGAGAAAATGTTGAAGAGTGATAGACCTAGAAGTTGTAAGAGAATTTGTGTTCGAACACTTTCCAAAAGTAAAGGTAACTAAAGGGGGAACCCACTTTAATGCCAGATGCATACTTTGTGGAGACTCAAAGAAAAGCCTTTCTAAAAGACGTTTCAATTTAAATTATAATAACGGAAACCCGATTTACCAGTGTTTTAATTGTGGTGAGTCGGGTTCTTTTATTGATTTATATGCTAAAGTTAAAGGTATTGATTATGATGAAGCAAAAAGAATCTTGTTTGATTATAGTCCAAACAGATTCATGGAAAGAATCGAACATGCAGAAAAAAGATGGAATGGAGGTATTAAAGATTTTAATAGTGGGAGACCTCTTACAGAATGTCATAACTATATTTTAAAGAATTGTATATCTCCAGAAGATGTACCGAAAGATATAATAACTAAAAGGCACCAGCAAGAACTTTTCAAATTTATTGAAGAACGTCATATTCCCAAACATGTAAAGCTGTATGTAGCATACAAAGATCTGTATAAAGGTAGAATCATAATTCCTATATTCGAAAAGCATAGTATAGTATATTTCCAAGCAAGAGCTATACACAAAAATATGTATCCTAAGTATAAAAACCCTGCCACAGAGAAAGAGAGAATTATTCTCAATAAGGAAAACTTTGATCCTAATAGGTATATCATAGTAACTGAAGGTTTGATTGATGCTTTCATGATTCCTAATCAAGGCACTGCATGTTTAGGATCAAGTATTTCAGAACTATTCTTGAAAGATCTTTTTGAAACTAAACCAAAAGGGATCATTATTTTCTTTGATAATGATGAGCCTGGAATCGTGGCTTTCAGGAAGTTTACAGGGACAGGAAAATATAGGAAAGATTTTGGAAATGAATACAAAAAAGAAGTAAAATATTTTATCTTTCCAGATAAATATAAGAGAGAAGGTATTGAGGATTTAAATGAAGCCGTATCAAAATTTAATATCGGGAACGTATACGACTTTGTTATAGAGAACTCATATGATTTAGAGAGGGCATTGGTCAGGTTGCAATTAGGAGGTTTTGTGAAATGAGATTGACTAGACTTGGTTCTGATTATGTATGTATTTCAGAGGACAATATTAATAGATATACAGAAATTCCACGAATACATTTAATTAAAATGAAATTCTTTAACCCCACTGAAGACAAGATTAAAAAGGTGCTACAACTATACCCTAAAACAAGAAGGTTCGTAATTGAAGACAACATCAGGGTATACAACCAAGCATTAAAGAAAACAAACAAAAAATTTTATGTTGAAAATGCAGAAGGAGTAGGTTTTATTTCTTTTTTTAGGAAAAATAACAAGGTATTGTTGAATGTTACTAAGTTATCTACCTTTGAAAGACAATTTGCACTTAATATTTGTCTTGAAGATATCTTACGAAATATAGAAGTTATTCAATTGCCAGAAGAAGATTTTGAAGAATATAAAGAGGTTTTTGAAAAGTGGAGTGGTAATGTCATTCTTCATAATGACAAGTATATACTATGAAAATAATCGGTTTTGGTCCTTACATAGGAGAATTTGAGCAAGAAGTAGTTACGTTCAGACCCTACATCAAATGGATAACAAAAGCACTTGATCCAGATCTTGTGTTTTTAAATACACATTTTAATAGATCCTTTTTGTATGAATGGGTTTCGTCTGAAAATATTTTTCCGGTATATGAGCATCTATCCAGAGATGAGCTAGGTCAATTCGGATATACACATGACCAGTTCAAACAGAGAGACCATGCACTTCTAGCCAAAATCTTCAAAGAAAAAATAGCTAATGTTTGTAAATGCTCTAAGAGAGATATAGAGATATACAATATTAACTATGCCAGAAACAAACCGATTTATTCAATATACCAAAAAGTATTCACTCCAATACAAGTTCCAGATATAAATATTAAAGAAGAGTTTTTAAATAGGGTGATCTATATCCCTGCTCCAGGATATTATCTGGAAGAAGTATATGAATATGTAGTATCGAAATATGATGCTATCGTAGTTGGAGACCTACGACTAACTAGCTATTGCTCTGAGAATAATGTCATGCTTAAATTTGTTGATTACTTTGAAAACGGATTCAAATATATAATGAAGATCCTTGATAGTGCAAAAGCTATTATCTGCCCTGTCAGCTATTGGACGTTTATAGCAAATCTACAAGGATACCCTGTCTTCTCTTATGGTGATTCTCCAGGACTTTATAAGGAAGGTGGAGTTTATTATTTCGATAACAATAAGTCCGTTGTAATTCCTGTTGATGAAGATACAGATGTCAATAGCATTTTTAATATGATTGATTATTTTATGAGGAAGCAAAATGAAATTTGAA